GTCAACGTGCGATTATCAACATAAAGATTAATCTGCTTCATTGCACCCTTTAGGAATCCAATCCTTGGGTCATCATATTCGCCCATCAAATATCTTATCTCTTCGGGTATATCCTTGCGCTGCTTTAGTCCGGCTAGGTCTTTAGATATTCCATATGATTCAGGATTAAATTTTGCCTTTTGACCAAGCTCTCTTACTCCGCCCTGTTCGACTATCCTTTGAACCTCACCCATCAGCCTTTCCATTGGTACTGATTGAGTTTCATGTATTTTACGGAGCCATTCAATCGGAGGCCTTCCAGCCTCTGCCGCATCATCAACCTCCTGCTTGGCTCGGTCTAAAAATTGCCTACGAACAAAATCAACGCTCTGCGCAAATCTTTTCTTATCCTTCGCTTGAAGCTTATCCATCGTAAAGTTTGGATCATTAAACTTGGCGTAATCACGGCTTACATAAGACCCAATATTTCCAAGTACAGTCTCTCTCTGGCTTTCGCTTAAAAGCCCAGGTTCGTTTGCAATCTTGCTCGCACCCTGGTCAAGGAATGATCTTAATCTTTTTGTGGCAGCAAGAGTTTCCGGAGGAATTAAGGATGTATCTTCCGACTCTCCATACATATACTGCTTGATTGCATTGCTCAACTCCGGAGTGAGATTGCTCGATCCTGTTTCCTTGATTAATGCTCTGTTAAAATCACGCAACCTAAATTGCGCTTCATACTGCAATTGAGCCTTGTTATATTTGGATGCCAGAAGCGTGTCGGCCATGTCATTTGTAAGCGCACCGGCTGATGTCATGTAATTCTTTATCAGTTTGGTTACGTCCGTAGACACAAAACCACCCTGACCTTGCGATCCCCCCATAGGGCGAGGGATGGTTGTTTGTTTTTTCTGTTCATAAAAAACAGCGTTATTTGCCTCGACCTCTGCTTTTTTAAGAACACTATATTTTCTCTTCCAAGCATTATACTTTCTTGTTTGATCTTCCCATTCTATAACAGCCCTCGGATCTGCACCTTCTTTTCCTTTAGGACCAAACCATTTCTTTTCTGGCCTTGGCTTTGCTGGTTCTGGTCCAATTTCATCAAGATTAGCCCTTGCATTTTCTGCTGCTATTTGCTTTTGCTCCAATAGACTGCCTTGTCCTTGCTCTATTTTCTGCCTAACAAGACTTGCAGTTTCTTGATCTGGAGCAATGATGTTTACCTTTACTTTGTTTGGTAATTCTATTTGCTCTTGAACTCGCTCTGGAGCAGCCACAGCTTCTAAGTCTTTTCTTAAACCACGCTGCCCCTGCGGAGACTGCCTAATCCGTTCTTCCATGCCTTTCTCAAGTTCGATAACCTTCGCGGCTTCAAGCGCAGATGTCTGTGGTCTAAACTCACCCTGGGCTGGCAATGCCAGCTTCTCACCGCTAGGCAACTGCGTCCTTGGAGTGACAATTGGTCCTTCGCGCACAATCTCGCCTTGCAACCCGCGAGTGCTGGGGGCGATTGCGTCAGGATTGATACCTTGGGATTCAACCGAGAAAATGTTCTGCCTTGGAGGACGTTGGGTTAAATCTGTGAACTCACCCTGGATATTGGTAGGAATTTCACGCCGCTGCATCTCTGCCGTGTCAGCCTGCGTTCCGCGAACATTCCCGCGAACTCCGGACTCAGGCAATGCTTCCGGAGTGACAACAGTTGCCGGTTTCATTGGACGCGCCTGCGGTCGGCGAGATAGCTCAATCTCTGTGGATGGAGTTGTGGGTGCAGACGGAAGCGGTTCGTAGTATGGCTTAACTTCTACGGGCTGTTCGCCTTGCTGGAACTTTGTCCTATCTAGGACATTCTTTCTGCCAAGATCAACAGTCGTTCTTTCCGCTCGCTGAACACCTTTTGCGCTTACATTCTGTGCCTCACTAAGAATGTTTTTCCAATCTGAAAACTCTGCCTGAGTTGCAGAACCATTCTTTACCCTGTAATTAAGATTCTTGAATTCCTCAAAATTATATCCACTAACCCGTGTGTTTGCATTAAGTCCGGAATAAAGCACGCCAAACAATGCATCTTCTGCTACTGTACCAGGAGTTACCTTCCCGCCTGTTGCGAGTCTTGCAATAGTACCAACCCCAGCACCAGAAATTGCTGCTTTCCCAGTATATTTCCCCATCTCTTCTGTTGCCTTTTTAGCACCAAGTTCGGCAAATAATGTTCTTCCAGATGTATAGAGTTGCTTTGCACCTATTCCGCCTGTAACTACGGCAGGGACGAGTTGACCAGCAGTTTCATATCCTGGGGCAAATTTCCCTGCTCTTGCAACATTAGGAAAATATTTTTCCAATCCTTTTTCAGCCATTCCACTTGCAGCAACAGCACCACCAACAGCAAACGCTGGGGCTAGTACTGGTGCTGATGGTCCAGTAGCAGCACCTGCAGTAAGTCCAGCAATACCACCCAATACTCCCGCAGATCCCTTAATAAATCCTGCTGTAGCAGCAGCAGCCTTTACGCTGGCCGGAACATCAACTGCGTCTTTATTTACAAAATCATCAATTTCAGCATCCTGCTTTGGATCATAATCAGGAAGCGTGGATGCGTATTGCTTTGTTTCATCACCCCATTGTTGGGCAAGACTAATTTGTTCCGGATAAGTTAACTTTTTGTACTCCTCGGAATCCTTAACCTCGCTCCAGGCGGGTGGTTCCTCTATTCGTGGAGCAGGCTGCGCCTCAATAGGCACTCCGGCCAATTGACGAATCTTATTAGCTGAAGATAGCTCCGGTACTTGGGCTTCAGCCATTTTATCTACCTAATCTTGTTTGAATCCAACTTTGTGCCTTAGGCTGTTCTGGTTCTCCAAATACTTTATTCAATTGCTTTCTTTGTGCTGGAGGAGTTTTGGGATCACGCCACATTGATTCTGCTTGTGAATATGGAATTGGATAGCTGGTTTGCATATCAGCACTCATAATCGTTACATTACCACGGGATCTTTCTTTCAAAAGAAGATTTCTTGCGTCAGCGGAAGCCATTTTATATGCGGTATCACTATCATATCCTTCCGCCATATATGTATTTGCTGCTCTTGGAACAATACTTTGGTATGTTTGCTCGTAAGCATCACCCATTGCCTTGCCTGCCTGTGGAGCCAAAACAGTACGCTTTATCCCGCCCATATCAATATTTGCAGATGGAAGAATTGATTTTTCTCCAGCAAGATAATTTTCAATTGCCATTTGTTTTGCTTGCTTTACGCGCTCATCAATAAGCCTCTGTCCTTCATCTTTACTCATATCAAGAAGGCTTTTCCCCTGGACAATTGGGGCATTTGAAATATCTACACCTTCGCTTTGTTGGCGCATTTGTTCCAAATCTCTTGCAGCTAGGGCAGCTTTAGTTGCCCTACCGCTAGGACTATTCATTTCCTGCTCATCCCGTAATTTGGCTAATTCAAATTGCGCCTTTTCAGTCGCATATTGAGATTGAATCTGATCGTTGATCAGCTTTTGATTGTAAGCCTTTTCCCAGGCTTTTCCTGCTTCTGTTATTGCTGGCATAAATTAAAAGAATACTGATCCGCTACCAGGACCACCAAATAATCCCTTGGGAGCAAGCATCCCACCAATGTTTGCAATTCCACCTGCAATTTGACCAAACTGCTGCGCCCCCGAAGGCTGGCTTGCAATTGCTCTGCTATAAGCACCATAAGTATTGGCAGTATAATCAGCAAGAGTATTGTAAATGCTTGCAGCATTCTGCGCGCCGGCAAAGCCAGCCTTTGGATCAACAAACCCGTAAGGATTGACGGCAGAAGATCCAGCTTGGAATTGCCCTGTCTGCTGTGGCTGTGAAGCCGCAAGGTAGTTGTTAAGCATACCCTGCTGTGTGCCAAGACGCTGTGAGGCCAGGTTGTACATTGTCGGACCTCCAGCAATAAAGCCTTGAGCAGCACCAAGACGAGATTGTTCAAGCGCATTGCGAAGACCAAGATCGCGGGCTGTGGCTGCTCCGGTTGTCTCGCCAGAACCAAGGAATGCAGAAGCCGCGCCATACCGAGCAAGCTTGCGTTGTTCGCCAGCCGCTCCAATCTGCGCCGCTTCCTGTACTGCCGGTCCAAGACCTTGGATGTTCCCACGGGCTGTTTGCGCGCCACGGATGGCCTGCTCGTAACCACGCCGTTCTTCGGCTCCTAAAGTCGAGCCAAGACGAAGCTGATTGAGTGTTTCCTGTTCAATCTGATTGCGAAGGTATTCAGTCTGCTTGGTCGTTGTGGCTCCAAGCGGAGTCTCGGCCATTTTCTGATACTGCTTGGAAAGACCACGAACAGTCGCGCCAATCGTTGGGTCAATGCTTTCAATTTGAGCAATTGTGCGTTCCTCTGGAAGGCGAAGTGTTTCCCTAAACTTTGAAATGGAATCTGCTGCTTGCTTACCGCTTATTGGCTGATACCCATCATAAAGATTCTTTGCTTCGAGTGTGTCCTTTTGAGCGGAAGCAAGCTGAGTGTTTAGATTATCAATTGTTTTCTGTGCATCAGCCCTGCGCCTATCACCAGCAGGAAGATCGGCCAAAAACTTGTTTGCCTGTGAAATCTGGCTTTGCAGGTCTATGGTTGCCGCAGTACCAATATCGTAAAGGCTTTTATATTGGTTCTTTCTGGCTGTATTAATGTCATTAAGAATCTGATCATCTGTTACCTGAACATTCAGCTTTCCAGCCAACCCGCCGGTTTGCATAATATTATCACCGCGCAAAGCCTCTAATCCGGTTGAAAGCTTTGTTGTGCCAACAACATTCTTTGCCTCATTCAATCCAAGGTCGGACAGGCCAAACCTAGAAAATGATTCGATGTACTTTGGTGTGGCTTGATTGGCTGCTGCAACAAGCCTAGCCAATTTATCCTGCTCAACAAAGAACTTCCCCTGCTCGCTTTGCCTTTGCGATCCCTTGGCAGTCTGCCCTATTCTTGCTTCCTGCCTCTTGACGAGTTCTTGTTGGTTTCTAATTTCGTCAATTGCATCAATTGCCTGTTGCGTGTTGGCAATGATTTGTTTCCCGCCTTGGCCAAGATCCTTGGAGTCAAAATCACGAACCTGTTTGGCTAGGGATTGCAGGGATGCATAATCTTTGGCATTTATGTTATCAGCACCAATAGACCTGATTGAAGCCAACGCATTCGAGTAATTATTTACTGCCTGTGTAAAGCTTTTCGCTTCTGGGCTAGGTTGAATTTTTGGCAATTCATACTGATATTTTTGTGTTGCGGCATTGAAATCAATTACACCCTTCTTCGAGGTGTATGCTGCAGGGTCAAGCTTGTAGATATCCTTGATTACATCAGCCTGCGCCTTGGTTTCGTTAAACCTTCCCTTGGAAACATATTTATCTAAATCTGTAAGACCAAGCGCACTATACTTTTCCTTGCTGGAAGCAACATCGCTTGCTACTGGCTTTTGAGCCTGATAAACCAACACGCCCTTCTTGTCAGCTTCGTAAACCTTCCCGTCTGGATTTGTTACAATTGTTCCAGGCGGATAGTAAGGATTTGCGGTAGTAGCCATATTAAATTATTCCCGTCCTTGGGATGCCTTTCAGATAATCAACAGGAGCAACGCCCTGGTTCTGCTGAACTTCTTGTGGTACTGCACTCATAGGAGATTGACCATAAAGACGGGCAAACTGGATCGCTGCCTGTTGGCCTAATCCCTGCTGTGTGGCAAATGCGTTTGGAGACATCTCAAACTGACGGCGCATGGCTTCGAGTGAACGCTGTGGGCCAAGTTCTCGCTCGACCTGTAGCCCAGCTTGCGCAGCTTTCTGCAAGTCCAAGGCTGACATCTGGCGTTCTAGTTCACGCTGGCGAGGCATATACTTCTCGCGCAGGTTTTGCTCAAGTTTAGCCACATCGGGTTGTGTCGCAATGTAAGTCTCAAGGGATGACCTGTAGAAAAGATCATTGGCCTTTGACGCATCCACCGGATTGGGAGGAGGCGGAGGTGCTGGAATGGATGGCGCGCCGCCCATTAGCGTAATGCCTTTCTCATAAACTTCATGTAATCATACTCCTTTGGTTTACCGGAACGGTTAAAAGTGATCCGCTTGCGAGGACCGAAACGCTCCGCCAAGAGCAACAGCAAGCACTTCAAGGATTTAGCACCTTTTGAGCAGATCGTCAAGTCCACAAAGACATTCTCGCCATCTTCGCTATGCACATAATGATCAGGCTTTTGCCCATCTTTTACGCACCTAGCCAAGGCCACTCCTGCTATGCCATCGTTATCCCGAACAATACCCACCATTCCTTGCTTTTCAAACCACCCAAACCATTCAGCCAGGTTGTGCCACATGCCTTCCGGAACCCCGCTTTTCTCAATGTATTCAATTGCCGTCATGTTACCAGTTTTTGCATGACCAGTATCTAGGAGTCATCTTGCTTGGTGGCTTTGAATCACAACCATGCCTAGCCCTAAAGCTACGCCGGCGATCTGGATTGCTCTTCTTAATCTTCATGTCAGGATCGCCGTATCGGATTGTCTTGGACTGACCATTCTGACAGGCTCGGACAACAAACTTCTTGCGCTCTCCTGGTGTACGCCTTGGGCTATTGCAAGGAAGTTCGCTCATAGTGATTTCTGAATCTCAATGGTATCCGGATTGGCGGCAGCCGTAATCTGGCGAATAGCCATTTTATTTGCAACAGATGAAATCTTGATATTTAACAAACGCCATTTTTGATATTTGCGAAGATCGCTTGCAAGTCGCTTTTTTACTGATGTGGGGAGAGTTGCTGGCAATGTAAATTCAAGAGTAAGCGCAGAACTTGATATGTTTAGGTTTGGCTGGACATCAACATCGCCAACATCGGTATCACGCTGAATGGATATAGTTACATCCGTTGAAAACGAATCATCAAATATAACCTCAAAATGGCTTCCATATTTTATAGCAAATGGATCTCCAAAGTTAAAGTCCTTTGTGCGGACGTATGACTCGTAATCAAATACTCCGGTTGAGGTGGTTGTGGTTGTTCCAGATGTCGTGGTGTAAACCCCATAATCACGATAATCAGCAGATGTAACCTGAGCCGGAGTCTTGTATCCGCTATATCTTGTAATCTGGCCGGTTGTCAATTTCATCATCAACCTCAAGCCTTGATCCTGAAAATTTGCTAGTGCAAATTGCATTACATTCGGAGTCCATGTTCCCTCAAATGCGCCCAGCGTTGTGTTGTAAACAATGATTGTATCATTGTAATCATTTGATTCTGTTGGTACGGCAAGAAAATACCTGTTATCGTAAAAGTGAGCAGTAGCTATTCCTATCTTTGCCACATTGATTTCTTGAATGACATTCTTTATTACTTCAGATAGTGGAAGTCCAACAGATGTAAAATCGTCTGCCGTGGATCTTACAAGGGATCTAATTCCGTCATCCGAAAGAAAGAATATGTCGCTGTTTACCTGGACGGCAGATCCTTCCGCAACGCATCCTGTATTGTTTGAAATTAACTGAACAGTCCAATCGGCTGCGGTGGTTGCATCGGGAGGAATTGTTACTTGAAATATGCGCCTCTTTTTAAATACAATAATTCTGTTTTGATAGTATTGAACAATTGCAGTTATCTCGTCTCCGTCATCTGCATTTACAACAATGCTATTGGATGCATCCCAAATTGATGCGTCAAGAATATCGGATGCGTAAAGTGTGTTTCGTTTGCTTGCTGATCCAACTCCAAATAATCTATTACCAGTATTTATTAAAAGCCTTAAATCTAACGGAGGAGGGCTAACCGTTGCGGTGGCTGTTGCTCCAGATCCATTTCCAATAATTGTAACTGTAGGCTCGCCAGAATAACCAGATCCACCGTCAACAACCGTAACACCAGTAACTGCCCCGCCAGCAACGGTTGTGATTAGCGTTGGAAGTGTGCCTCCCCAATCCGGTCCAGAAATAACTGCTGTTGCGCTTGTATAACCACTACCAGATGTTGTTACTGTTATCGCTCTTACTTTTCCACCCTGCCTGGTCGCAATGCCAGTTCCACCCGTGGACGCTCCATCAAAATAGTAAAGTGGTCCATCTGCATCTGCCATGTACATCTTGTCGTTAAACTGAGCCATGCTGACTTTGACATCATAATTCGTTGAAAATCCGTCAGCCCATTGTTGGTTTTCATTATTCCATGTGCGTGTTGCACCAGTAAGACTATCCCATATTTCATCGGCTGGACGTAATTGCGCATTCCCATTTGAATCAATTGTGTAAAGTCTTCCCTGTGTTACAGCTATTAGTCTTTCCGATTGCGATGTATCGTAGTATCGCATTCCACCAATTGATCCATTTTGGCTTGTTGCTAATGTGCTAAAACTTGTAACTCCCTTGCGTGTTTCAAGGCTACCCTTTGGAGATAGGGTCATATTGACTAATTGCTGAACTTGATTTTCAGCCAATAGATCAGATTGCAAACCGCTGGCTTGGCCTCCGGCAAAACTCCGGATTCCATCAAACGCCAGAAGATCGTCTAAATTGTCCGAGTAGTACGGCACAATGACTCCTTTAGGCCGAGAACATTTCTTCGATGGTTAATTCGCCAAGGCTTTGCGGAGTGATCTGCTTTATCCCTCCAACCTGGCTCAATTCGTAATTAGCCATAGCAGCTAGGTCGGCATTTGCAGTCTGCGTGATAGCCTGTGCCTTTGCATACTGCCGTTCACGCTCTAGGGCATCGGAATGGGTTAAGGCAAGAACCAAGTGATGTACATGAGGCAGGCGAAGTTCGTCATCCAATGCCGCCTGCGATGGTGGGAAATCAACAATAATGTTTGTGCGCGTTAAACACTTTAGTTTCTCAACAACTCGCAAGGGGATGGTTCCGCTTGTGGCAAGCCTTGGATAAAGGTTTAGTTCTGCAATACCGCTACTGTTACGCCCAGTAAAGTGATATGTGTCCGGATCTCCAGTACGGGAATCGTCAAGTAATCCTGGGTCTTGGCTGATGATTGTTGCCAAGTCAATTGGGTCAACCTCTGCATCGTTGTAAGCAACAGAAAGAGGTGTTTCTACATTTGTCCCTAAAGTGATAAGACGAGTTGTTCCGACAGAATAGGTCGAATTGGTTACAGTCTCACGCCAAGGGGCAAAGTCCCATACACGCCGGTAGGCCAAACTTGCAGCTTTCTGTAGAAAGGCAAGCGTATCGGAGTCAGTCTTCCCAACCTTCTCACCAGCATATTGCGCAATTTCAGATAGTGTCATTTATCTTATGATTGATTTACAATGGATGATGGGTCAATCTCATTGTTATTTTCATCAAAATATTTAACTTCTCTTGTCTCACAATTTGATTCAATTCTCGCAATCATATTTATCCCTCGTAAATGATGTTAATAGTTCCAGCATCAAATGTATTTGAGCCACCAACTGTTGTTACCCTTACTCTATCAAGTACTCCTCCAGTTAAAGTCTTTGATCCTCCTCCATTTTGTTGAATATTTGAACTTGCCCCATCCAAATAAAATCCACATTGCTCAACCCATGTGTTGCTTCCAAGTGTTGAAATTATCATTGATCCATGCAATAGGTCGGCTGCTGCAAAACCTGCTATTGCAAGAGTTGCAAATCCAGTTGTTGAAGGATTATACCGATTTACTTCTCCACCCCATCCGGCACAACTTTTATATCCAGTTGCTTCAATTCCTGAAGCTGTTCCAATTCTAATTTCTATTGGAGACGTTCCACTAACACTAACGCCATTTAACATTACTGTAATTCTCTTTGCCCAGCTTGGAATGCCAGTAAAGTCAATTGCCGTTCCAGTAGTTGATGCAGTTTGCACTCCAGATGTAATTGGTTGAGAAAGTTTAGCCGGAGTTATTGTTGCAGTACCAATTGTTGCTGTCCCCTGGCTAATCGTAAAATCACCAGCAAGTGTTGTGGATAAATTTGTAATTGTTCCAGTAGTGCTATTAAGTGTAGCTACTGTGCCTGTGGTGCTTCTTAATCCAGTAATAGTTCCGGTAGTACTATTGAACGTAGCAATAGTTCCAAGCGTACTATTGATCGCACCAGAATAGGTTCCCACAGTAATCGTAGCCGTGCTTGCTGTCAGCGTCTGGATCGTTCCATTGGTTATATTTGCCGCAGTAGATGTGGTAGTTCCAGCAGTCAGCGTTGGAATTGTTCCAAGCGTAATGTTGGCTGTGCTTGATGTTAAATTCGGAATTGTTCCAGTTGTGATTGTTGCGCTTGTGCTAACTGTGCGATTGCCTGTAGCAGTTCCAAATGTAAAAACTCCAGACAGGTTTGCATTTGTATATGTACCGCCAGTAAGCGCATCATCAAAAAGATTTTGGACTGTTGTGCTTCTTGGTGCATCGCCAGCAGTAAGGCTTGCATCCGCAATCAACAATTTGTCATCTGTTGCAACGGATGACAGGTCTGTTTGATCAGTAATCAACGCCTGGTAGATGTCAGTTCCGTCAATAAGGTTGTGTAAACCTGCGGCTGTAACCGTTCCGTTGGTTGCAAATGTCTGCGAGCGATTGAATTTGATTGCCATATTAAGCCACCATCCTTATTGCTGTTGCGTAAATTGTGCCAGCAGGAATTGTTCCGTGTGAAACTGTATCTGTATTAACAATTGTGTATCTAATAACATTTGGTCCCTCAACCCTAAATTGGCTCATCATTCTTGCACCAGCGGTAGGTACTCCAGCGGTTCCAGAGCTTGAGCTAAGTGAGTTAAGTCCACCAAATACAATATCACCAATCGCTGCACCAGAAACTGTAAATGTTCCAGTTGTTATGTTTGATCCACTTGTTACTGAATCAAGGTCTTGAAGTGTCGCTCCAGTAAATGCAGCAGTGCCATAATTAAATGCTGTAACTCCGCCAGTAGAGCCAGTAATCCTAGCCGTTCCAAATGTAGCAGAAGCAATCGTTGATACGTTTACTGATTCAGTGCCAATCGTAGCCGTTCCAGTTGAGGAAGTAATGTTTGATCCAAAAGTAATATTACCAAGCTGAAGAGGAATTGTAGCAGTGCCAATTGTAGCTGTGCTTGCCGATAGGGTTCCAATGGTTGCTGTTCCTGTAGAGGCAGTAAAGCTTGTTCCAAACGTGGCTAGGCCAGAGGCAAATAGAGTTCCAATCGTTGCTGTTCCTGTAGATGCAGTTAGGCTTGATCCAAAAGTAACAGGTCCCAAAAGACTGCTATTGCTTGAAACTGTGAATGATCCAGTGCTTTGTACGGCATCAATTCCAATTGAAAGAGCAGATGAGGTATTGTCGCCATCTGTAATAACTTCAACCGATCCTGCCGTAGGCAGCCCACCAGTACTAAAGGTCTTCAATAGCTGTGGATAGCTAGTGGCAATATTCTGTGTTCCAAGTGTAGGCATTTAGTCTCCTAGCCGTTAAAACGGTTTTTAAGGACATCCCAGGCCATTGAACATACTAGCCCAATAAGACCGGCAACAGCCAGAAGCCTCGTCCGGAGGTGTTCTAGCGCAGATAATCTATTTACCACATCCGCATAGTTTGACAAGCTTGTCTCAACCATTTTATACAGAGCAAGTTGTCTCTCCTCCATTCTGGCGAGTCTTTCTCTCAAGTCAGCTACTTGGTCGGAACTCATTTGACTTTACCAGCATCCTCGGCTGCACCCATGTCGCTATAGCGAGGTAGGTCTGTATTGGCCTGCTTTTGGGGCGAGCAACTAGACAATAACAAAGAAATAAGAATTATACGGATCATGTGAATGGATAAGTCTTGCCACCCCCATTGTTGTATAATGTTGTTATTTCTAAGGCCGATAGTTCTCCGTTCCAAATTCCAACTTCGTCTATGGAGCCTGCTTTTCCAACTGCAAAACTTCCATCAGCATTTCCATTTATTGAAATATTTTCTGTTGGAACATTTGCATAATTTCCAGAAGAAGAAGCTGACCCATCTAATACACCATCAACATAAACTTTAATTGAACCAGTTCTCTTCCAAGTCATTGCGACATGGTGCCAATATCCATCATTGATAGATGTTGTGCCATATGCCCTATCGAAATTTGGCACATCATCATAATAAACAGTTCCATATATTGTTCCATTGGAAAGCATATCTAATCCAATTGATGACCCGCCCCAGTTGTTCCCAGTAGCTTGATCAACTATAAAAAAATCATCCGATACTGTTGTGTTTACCCAAGCAGAAATACTATATTCATCTCCATCGCCTTCAAGAAATGTTCCACTTCTTGATAGGTATGTTGTATCATCAGCACTAAATGTTGCACAACCAGCAATGACTCCATAACCTAATGCCAAGCCACTTGTTCCATTGGGAGAAGAAAGTGTTCTGGAATTTCCTGTTGAATCTTCACCTGAAACTTGATCATTCCCGTTACTGTCAAATTTCCAGTAAGCCAGTAATCCATTAAGAAGGGATGATGGCGCAGCTGTGCCTTTAGCTTTTCTTATTTTTGAAAGCGATAAACCTAATCCCAATTGAGGCATATAATTAAATCTCTATTAACCTCAAGGAATTTTAATCCCGTGGTTAACTAATAATTAACCAGCCTTATATCCGATTACAGTTCCAGTACCAGCCGTATAGCTATCAAATTCACCATAAATAACATTACCAGATCCAATAGTAATTCCAGTAAGTGTTCCATCATATCTACCACTAATTGCGCTAAACGTGGTATCTGTGAGCATTTGAATTGCCCAATAGCCAGGAGCTGCAGTACCTGTGCTACCAACCGAAAATCCATATTGTCCTTGAAATTTATCTAATGCACGCGACATATTTTTATTCCTTAATCTTTTCTATTGTAAATTGCCATTGCACCGCCTGTAAGTGCAACCTGGTCAATATCACCATAAACGGTTACACCAGCATTAAATGTTGCTGTGCTTGTTGCTCCGCTAATAATAAGTGTAGCTGTGGAAAGCGTAAGAGCAGTTACTGCATCGTAGCTTCCAGTATTAGTGGAAGCTGACGATGCAATAATTGTCCCAGCATTACCAAGCGTAAGGCGGGATAAGAGACGCATTAAGTGTGAAGGGCAATCCGGTAGGAAGTGCCGTTAAGAGTCACGTTTAAAGAAGCAGGAGAGGTTGCAACAGTATTAACCGTGCCACCGCTGGAGCTTGCCGTAAACTCAATTACATTTGTCTGACCCTGGGTATCAAAGCGGATAGCTTTTCCCTTGGCCTTGCGTGCGCTTCGTACAAATTCATTCGCCATATTTTTTTCTCCTTAAAGTTGCACGTTTGATACTATCTGGCGTGAACTTACTTTTGAATCTACTGCCAAGCTTTTGTTCCTGGCGGTAGTACCCCTTCATCAAATTTGTTTGATTGACTCCCAGCGGGTTGTCGAGGGGTTCGCCAACCCCCACTAGGCTCAATCTTTGCGGAACGGTGAATCGTTTAAGGTAACGAGGGACAGAGTCCCTTTCGGCTACTGCCTTTTCCAGTTCGACAACTTTCCCATTTCTGGTGTCCTCGTACTGGTAAACAGGCATTAGCTATAGTTTTCCTTATCCGATTCCTCGGCCATCTTCATCATCTTCTCCTCTTCGGACATCGAGTTTTCTCCTTCAGCCATGTCTTCCGACTTGTCTTTAGGTTCATTCTCGGTCATGGCGTGTTCCACATTAACATGGGCAACGCCATTCTCAATCATGCTGATCGTTCCGGAGAGTTCAACAGAATCACCTACTTCTGGTGAAACATCCTCTGTCCCATCGTTCATCTCGAACTTGGAAACAGGAAGCATCACCATACCAGCTTTTGCCATTTTTTTCATAGGTTTTTCAGATGAGGAAGAGGCTGGGGAGGTTTTACCCTCCCCAGCATTCCGAGGTCCCATACCAATAACTAGCATGGTTCCCATTTAATTATTAGCTGTAATTGGACTTCGCAACGATGACTCGGAAGAACCGAGGATCGAGTTGCTTGGCAGCGTAGAACGTCTTGAAGGACGCAACGATGCGCTGTCCATACGGGTCGCTCTTATCGGCAGCGTCAAGGATCGTGACCTTCGGAGCGAAGGGCGAGCCAGAAGCGGCGATGGAGGACAAGCTAGGAACACCAAAGGCGCCACCACCGAGCAGGACGTTGGCGTAGCCGGTGTTAGCACCAGTTGTTCCAACGCTGTTTTCAGCGATGCCGGAGGCGGAGGTATTGAAGGTCTGGACGTTGGTCGAAGAAATGACCGACACGCCAAACAACTTGCCGATTTCACCTTTGAAGATGGCTTCGGGGTTCGAGTAGCTCGAAACCTTCAACCAATCATCGTCCTGCTGCAAGTCACGGATAACGGCAGGATGCGCAACAAGCGCGTAACCGTCCTTGATCTTGGGAGCACGGGCAATGAACAACGAGGTGGCACCATCGAGCAAGTCGGTGGAGGTCATCGCGCTGTTAGCAACGGAGCTGGTAGCCCAGGTCGTGCCGTTAGTCGTGTTCTGAGCATAACGGGCATACGATTTGGTGGCTACACCGGTTCCGGTGCTGGTCGAGGAATCCTGCACCAACGCGCGGTGACACAGGGTGTCAGCGTGGAGGGCGGCATCTTCGCCAAGTTGCTTAGTGGCCTGGGCCAAATGAGAAAACAGCTCGGTCGCTAGGACCACATCTGTGAGGATGATTTTGCTGCCATATTGCACCAGGGTTGCTTCAACCGAAGACAGCGTGAGATCACGCTCGTCACCGGAACCAGGAGTCGTTCCTTCCGAAAGAGCGGCGATCGCAGAGATGCTGGGATCACCGAAGCGGAAGAACCGAATCGTTTTGTTTCCACCCGTTTTGGTCGGGTATGGGGTTTTCATTGCGAACTGCTCCATTTGGAGGAGCGGGATTGCACGTTCCAATAACGCCTTCGAGAAGTACGCCTGGAACTGTGCGCTGACTGAGCCAGTAGTTACCATATAATTAAGTATCCTTGTTTGTTATGACTATCCAACCCTGTCAACCTCGCCTGCAAGTTTCATCAATTCACGCTCCTGTTCGTCTAGCGAAAGTTCGTGAAAAGCTTTTGTCTTGGCAGGACCTTTGGGTTGTCCAGATGCCGGGGTAGTCGCTTTTCTGAGTTGAGCGAGTTCACGCTCATACTCTGCAACCTTTTTTGACAAATCGGAGGCGGATTCCGCCTTGAGCTTTACCTTTGCAATTCCAACCGCATCCTTAATCCCAGCAGGATAATTGCGAAGGATAGCGTGGTTTTGCAACATTTCCGATACGGCTTTATACAAAGTGCTGCTTGAATCCTTGAGTTCCGGATTGGCCTCGACTTCATCTAGCAGATTTTTATCCCAAGCAGACTTTAATTCTGCTTGAGTTTTCTGCTCGATCTCGCGCCTATCTTCAACTTCGATTTCACCAGCTTTTTGTTCAGCGAGTTTTGCAAGATCATCGCGGCCTTCATCACGGTAGCTCTTTGCCGCTTCCCTGTAATCTTCCGCGCTAAACTTGCGATTGCTCGCCTTTGTCTCGCTTTGAGTAGTTTCTGAAGTCTTCCTTGCCCTTTCAGCCTCGATCTGCTCTCGTTCAGCTTTGATTCTGGCTTTCTCTGCTCGGACATCTTCCCACTCTTTCTCAAGTCGCGACTTTGCCTTCTCGTAACGGGTAGGCTTCTTTTCGGAAGCCGACTCCGACTTGTCTTCTGAAGGTTGCGTTGTTAAAGAACTTTTATCTTCCTCGGATTTATCCTTGGCAGACGAAGCCTCATCCGAGGCTTCTAGTTTTGTTTTTTCGGCTTCTTCAGCAGGCGCGGGTGTCTGCTCGGTATCTCCGCTGGCCTTATCCTCAACAGATGTTTCTACTTTGGCTTTTTCGTCTTCCTTGGGAGTAGGACTAAAGTCCCGTCCTTCGTCAGCCGCTTGCGCCATTGCCAATACATCCGCCTCGGTCAGGTTATTTGAATCTGCCATTTTGACCCTTTCTTACACTTGTCGGCAGGGAGTCATTCTGCCTAAAGGTTAGTTGGCTATTGTATCATCCGATCCGTCCTCATAGCCAAGAACGGCGGAGTTAAGTTTTTGGGTTGCGAGCGATTCTAAGGTCGC